GATTGTAAATTTCTTACTCTAGATTTACTAGGACTTGCAAATATTATATTGTGTAATCTTTTAATATTAATTCCTGTAGAAAACGTACCATAAGAAGCAATAATAATAGCATCGTTTTGTGTCTCAGTTATACGTCGAACTTCTTCCCTATCTTCTGTATCCACTCCTCCGTGGACAAAGAATATTTTTCTATTATCATTAACACTGCTATTTATCATGTCGTAAAGTACTTGACCATGTTTTTCCACATAAGCAAATAAAATCAATGTGTTACCAGTTTGATTTAGTGCAAGTTTTTTTATAAAATTATTTCTTTTAGGTAAAGTACAAATATAATCCATTTCCTCCTGATATGAATCAAATATACCTGGTTCATGTTGCAGTAATAAAACACTAATGTTTAATTCAGAAAGATATCCTTTATCAATTAATTGTTTAGTTTTAACAACTTTATTTACTGGACCAAATAATCCTTCCAACACAAGTTGATTTGTATTTGATCCATCTAAAGTTCCAGTAAATCCAATACGATGTTTGCAATTATGCAACTTAGTCATGATATTGGTTAATGATTTTGCTTTAAATTGATGCGCTTCATCTCCGATAACACAGTCATATTTTTCAAAATAATTTTTTGGCATCTTATAAATTGATTGCCAAGTTGTTATCGTAACTTGTTTATTTGTATTTTTATCTTTTCCTGCATATATTTTATGACAGTTGTGATTAGACGACCATCCATAACTATCAAAATCACCGCACAGCTGTTCTACTAGAGACGTTGTAGGAACTACAATTAAGATGTTTGACCCTTTGGCTACAAAATATCTTGTAATTACGTAAATCATCAGCGATTTACCAGAAGCGGTAGGAGACAATAAAAGTCTTCTATTATATTTTAATGCTTGAAATATTGCATTGTATTGATAATCTCTAACTTTAAACGGAATATTTAAATGACCTACATAATCGACAATTCCTTGGGGACTAATAAAATTATTAGATTCTCTAGGCATTCCATAATATTTGTTATCTAAATCTTCATATGTGTAATCTCTTTCTTCTAACCAGTCAGTTAAATATTTGTATAGTCCACAATATATTTTTCCGTCTCCTGGACTAAAAAGTTTTATAGTTCCATCCCATAATCTTTTTTTGTATGCTGGCATAAATTTTGCGCCAGGAACCTCAAATGTGAAATACTCCGATAGTTCATATTTAATATGCGGTTCACACTCAACAGTTAAATATACCTCATTCTTTTTTTGAATAACTACGTCAGACATCAAATACTACCTTGCATAAATTTTTGCCAATCAATACTATTTTTAATTTGATATCCTCTATCATTTAAACAACGAAGAATTTTATCAAGAAAAAATATTATTTCTTCATAATAATTTATACGAGATTGTAATATCTGTAAATCTGAATCAGCATCCATGTATAATGAAAGATCAGTTTTTAAAACTTTAAGGTCAAATGGATTTTCTTGATAAACACTAGGTTCAGATTTACCTGTGTAATACTCAAACTTATCTTTCAATAATAGTTTGTAATCATATTCTTTTTTTATTTTTAATAATCTTACATCAGAAAGATAATTTAAATATTTTCCATACAGTTGAGGAATTTTTAGTGATTCTTCATCTAATAAATCAGCATCAATTTTAGAGTCTTCAGTCCATTGGGATTTAATGTCGTCAAGTGTAATCATAAGTTAAACTAAATCAGTGTCAAAAGGCGTAATCCAATCTTCGTTTGAGTTTTCTACAACCACAATAGTTATATTTCTGGCTGATAATCTACTTAGAAATCTCTCATAAGAGGCTCTAACTGTATTGGTTGTCATACTACCAGAGTTATCGATAAACAAAGAGATTTTAGATCCATCTGGTATACTATCTATATTACAAATATCATACCATTCTGAGATTTCATCCTCATCACCACTATCTCTTTTTACTGATATAGGTCCAAAAGTTTTATTGGTTATCCTAGATCCAATGTAAGATGTATCTGTAATAGTGATAGATGGCGTTGAAGCAATAGTTACACCACTTTTTTTAATATCTACTACGAAAGTTTCTGAACCTTCTGTATTAGCATCCCTAGTCAGTAAAATGTCATAACTAGCAGTATTATTAGAGATTGTTAGAGAACTTGTGATTGGACTTAAATCACTAATAGTAACTGTACCTCCAGTACTTCTAATTTTCGCATCAAAAATTGTTCCATCTGAAACATTAACAGTAGTAATTGTAACTGTTAGTGTTTGATTTGTGTTGAGTGTTGACTCATCAATCACAACTGCACTAATGGCAGCAGTCAATGTAAACGGAGTTTCATCTACAATAATTGGACCTACTGTGTCTACAATTGTTCCACTTGCAGATCCAGTTCTAATACTTATAGTAAAAGTTTCACCATTATCAGGAATGTAATCTTGTAATAAATCAATGTCAAATGTACCAACATTTGAATTTACTACAAATGATCCAGATGTAGAACTAATATCTGTGGATGTAGAAGCAGTTCCAGAAGTTGTATAATATAGAGTTTGTCCATCTGTAATTCCTACAGTAGCAACATTAACTGTTAGAGTTGTCCCCTCAGATGCTTGTGTACTAGAAATTGTTGTTGTATATGAAACAGTTGATGTATCAGCAACAGTTATACTAGATGAAGTTGATTCTACTGTACCAGTAATTGATCCTGTTCTAATTTGTAATGCAAAATTTTCTGATCCTTCAGTAGAATCAGGAGTTAAATCATTCTCTAACGTTTTTGTAATTGTTGCTGTGTTGGAATTGATAACAAAAGATCCAGTTAGGGTACTACCAGTAAAATCTGCTGCCTCTACAGTTCCTGTAGTTGAGTAGTATAGTGTAGTTCCATCAGGAACATTTGATGTTGTTACAGTAAACGTAACTGTATCTCCTTCATTTACACTGGTTACATCAGGAGCAACTGCATACGTTGCTGTTAATGAAGTATCATTAATTGTAACTACAGGAGTTGTTGCTACAATATTTCCTGTAATACTATCAGTTCTAATTTCAACTTCAAAAGTTTCTGATCCTTCAGTTGTAGCATCTGCCGAAGTTGTTAACGTTACAGATGCAGTATTGTTTACAGTCGTAAATGATCCAGAAATAGCAGTAGTAAAATCTGCTGTCTCTACAGTTCCAGAAAGACCATTAAGTGTGTAGTAGAAAGTTGCGTCTGCTGTATTTGCAGTAACTAATGTAACTGTTACTGAAGATCCCTCATCAACTGATGTAGAACTTGTAGTAGCAGTATATGTTGGACCAGATTGGGCATTTAAAAGTACACCACCAACACCATATAGAGTATATACTTTATCTCCAATAGAGAAAGAATATCCTAGTGTGTAATTATTAGAATCAACTTGTACTCCATTGCTAGTAAACTTTACTGCTTTAGTTGTAGATCCGTTGGTTAAATTAATTACATCATTTGCTAATCCAGGAATGTAAATTAACTGTGCAGCATTTGAAATATCTACAGTATCCCCATAGTCAAACAAAAGCAAATCTAAATTGGAAGTGCTTGTTAGACTATTATGATATCCAAGAAGCATTGGAGATACATCTTGAAATCTAGCTCTTACTGTAGAAGAAGCAAATTTATTTTTATTTTCTCTCAGATAATTTTTAAAAGTTTCTTTATTCTGAGAGGTAGGGAAAGCTGAGGTCATGGTAGTAGTGCTGGGTCTACATGGTTATAGTAACCGTTGTTTTTTAAATTATTATATAGAGTAGAATTTGATTGATTTAGATTGTGGGGAGATACCACAACTCCACTATATGTATTTCGCAAACCACTGATATTAGTTAAAGGTCCAGGAGTACCACCTTCATTTGTTATTCTTACTGCCCCAGCATCACTAAGTGATGGAGCAGTATGGTATCCTGGTGCTGTATCAAAGAAGGCTCTCAATTCTGCAGCAGTCGCTTCATTAGTTGGAGATGCAAGAAAGTTAGCTACTCCATCAAAATTGCTATTTGCAAATTCGTATGTATCATAAATTCTTAGATTGCCCTGATTATCAATCGTAGGATTTGATGCTGCAGCAGGATCTCCATCGGGGAAAGTAGCACTTACAGAACCATTAAGATTGTAAATGGTTCTTCCATGAATATAAAATGCTATAGATCCTTTACCATCATTTGCTATACCCCAGTTTGCTTGTGCTTCACCCATCTGAGTTACTATCGCATAATGTAATGCTGTAGAATCTGTACCATTAGGTGTTGCAACATCACCATCTGCTGTAGGCAAATTGGCTCCATCTCCTAAGTTCACAGCGTAACCTTGCTGCAATCCATTAGGTAGTATTAAATCTTTTGGATTTGTATTTGTCTCTCCTCGTATATGATCGAAAGAACCATTTTCATCTGGTGGAGTTCTATTATGCTCAATATGATTATTTACTCCTAGTTGTCCAGCTTCAATTCCATCGAGTATATTACTCACGAAATTAAATTTATTGGTTGCTGCTCCTACTGCTGATTGATATGCAGATTCTACTGCACTTCCAAAAGTGTTAGCTACATTCGCTGCCCAATTTGCAGCAGCATTAGCCATGGTTGATACAGGAGGAGTTCCTGATGTATCATTCGGGGGTGTTGGAAATGGATTACCAGTCAACCATCCAATATTATTTGGAATAAATCCGCCCATAATTGAAGCAAAATTATCCCACCAACTTGGGGGGTTATATCTTTGTGTAGAATCTGTTGGGTCAAATATAGCAACTTCAACATGAATCATTGGATGTCCTGTTGTATTCATATCTCTAGCCTGAACTACAGTTTTAACAACAGTTCCCCACCATTCTGCTTTAGATGGATATCCAGTATTACCATCATTTGCCGTGTACCATGGTTGGTCACAGTATGCTAGTTGCCCAAGACTTTCTGACTCGGTACTTATACGAAGTCTTCCTGTAATATTGCCGCCCAGACGCATTGCAAAGGGGCCAAGAGAATGTGTTGCTTCTACAAGTCTCTGTGAGTAACTTGTAAAGGGTGCAATGTAATTTCCACCACCACCATATGTCCAGTCAGCAGGACCTGCTCTTCCAGCAGCTGGAGCATGATCTGGAGATAAAAGAAAATACGGTCCTTGACCTACACTTAGTGGTCCTAATACTGCCATGAGATTTTTAAATATTTATATAGCATCAAACAAAAGTAACATTGCCTTGAACAAAGTTTATAGTCATGAGTGCAATTCTTTCACCAGGTTCTCCTGATGATTGAGTATATGTTGTAATTTGTCTTGAAGATGATGTGAAATTATTATAAACATTTGTAGCAGTTGGGTTAACCCAACTAAATCCAGATTTAACCATAGCTCCTCCTTTGTATGATGTCACATTTACCACAACAGGTTCTGTCCCAATTGAACCATACCAGAATGCACGTAGATCCAAAGTTATTTCTGTTTCATTGGGATGAGAAACTAAAAGTTGTGGTATATTAATTAACACAGATTCCACACCATTACCAGTATTGTCCGAACCCCAAGTTACATAAGCTGGAGTGCCAATTGTTCCTCCCCTATCCCATCCAATAGGTCCACCAACATCAGGACTAGTTGTATAAGTTCTTGTATCTAAATCATTACCGTCATTGAATGTATATGTTATTACAAAGTAATCTGCTTGCGATGCTTCTACTTGATCACAAACATTGGTAATTGTAGATGGATCAGTCTCCTCCATAAAACTTAACGGAGCCCTTAAGATATCATAACTTGTGCATTCAGCTGGTTGTAATAGATAAAAATATCTATCTGGGTAATTAGATCTAAAGTTAGTCCACTTAGTCTCCATTCCAGCAAGGGTCTGAGATGAACTCTCATCGATAACTGCGATATTAACAATATTTGCATTTGTAGTTGGGTGAACTCTGGATACAACTGTAGATGATGTAGATTTAGTTCCACCTCTACCAAATGCTGTAATTGTAAATGATTGTGGGTTAAAATTTATTAGATTTGCATAATCACTAAATTGTATAACACCAGATCCATTTAGTTCAACTTCACCAATACCATTATCTATAACTACATATTCAGCATTTTCAGAAGTCCAAGTTAGAAGAAAATTATTATCATTTAATGTGTGTGATAATGTAACTGTTGGAGTTTCATAATCATCTTGGGTAAAAAAACCAGTCGCTCCTACCTCCTCAATTTCGAATATTGTAAACTTAAATGTTGCATCAACTGCAAAATATTCTGTGTCCGTATATGTAGAATCAAAATTTAAACCACTGAGTGATACTGGAAAAAGATCTTTAAAATAAATTCTATATTTTTTGTTAAAGTTAGAATCTAATATAAAAATAATACCATCACTATATTGTTTTTCTGTATAAGTATTTCCGTCAGAATAAGTACTCCAGTCATTTGCAGACTCTGGGTGTCCTAAATATCTAATCCAATCATGTATAGATCTATAATTTTTTAGATTTTCATCTACCAGAAATCTAATAGTTAGATCATCATAATTTACCTCATCACCTGGTTCTGGTAATGTATTCCATCTAGTTGCTTGAGTAGCGACAGATAAATTTTGGGATGGTACATTTGCAGATTGGCAATAAAATGATACTCCTGGTAATTTTTTTAGACTAAACTGAAATCCAATTCCAGATAAAAAATTGGATGGACAATTTGGATTGTCAGCAAAATAAGCCATAACGTTTTCTAACTATTTATTCTAAACCCATCAAATAAATTCCAAGAGCATCTTTAAGTTTTTCTTCTGAGAGATGTGGTTCTTCTTGTAAATATTGTTCTAATACATAAACACAATGATTTTTTATTGCATCATTACTAGACCAGGAAAGTCTATCATTAACAATTTGTCTTGCAGTTTTCATTTTTAATTTTGCAACTTATATATGTATAAAAAAAGAGGGTCTCGAAAGACCCTCCAGAAATATGTGAAGAATGAATCACATAAGGTTGAGAACGCGAGTTCTTCTGTAGTAGTTATTCGCGTTTGCAGTCAATGCATTGCTTGACTGAGTAGTTCCACGGGAGAATGGGTTCGCGACCATGCCGTAGCGAGTCTTGAAACCAATTTTTGGTTGGAAGGTGTCCTGACCGATGGAACGAACCATCTGGAGAGGAACGTATGGGCAGTAGAAGAGACCTGCATCATATGCAGAAGTACCCTTATAACCCATGACGTAGAAGTGATCGTCTGCAATGTTAGCAGAGTAAGGATCAACATAGACCTTGATACGACCGTTAAGTGTACCAACTAGAGTTGACTCGGTGTCATCAACACCTGCCAAACCGTTGTTACCACCTAGAGCAGGTGCGTAATCAAGAACGCCTGCCATACCTAGAGCACTTGCAACGTCTGCAGAACAGACGATGAAGTTACCCTTCCCGCGACGAGTCTCTTGACCAATCGCGTTAGCGTCTCTTTCAATCTGATAGATAAGTCCTTTGAACTTCTCTGCCATCCAACGACCGTTGGAGTCAACGTCTAGGTCGAATGAACCTGCGTTAGCAACGTTGTTCTGAGCACCTGGT